TCATCTGTTATACCTTCCTAATGTGGTGTACATATCTATCTTCTGAAAACTGATTGGTTGCTGATTAACGGTTACATTCCAGCCAAACTGGAGGTACTCGCCGTTCTTTGTCATATTGGTTTCTACTGTCGCCAGAACTGAGCCGCCTGAATACTCTGCTATGTTGTATTCTGCAACATTGTATTCTGCGATGGTTGAGTTGACGATGGCCTGAGCTTCGTTAGAGAACCCGAGGTCGTTATAGTCAAATGCCCAGTAGAAGTTGACCGTATACCCATAACCCCCTCCCACGATAGCGCGTATCTTTTTGGGGAACTTGAGTCTGTTGGACTCCTGGTTATTCCATGAAGATCGGTAAATCATCAAATAAGTTGAGGTGTCGTCTAAGTACCCTGAGTATTCCCCAATATAACCAGCCTGTCCTAAGTACAGCTTATCGCTTCGGGTTGAAATCATGGCTTTGGGGTTGATAGAAGTCCATGTAGTCGTTCTTAGTGAGCCGTCTTCTAATGGCCTGCGGGTATCAAAACAGAACGTAAATCCGGTAGTCGGTAGCGATAGGAGGTACATGGCCTCTGGTTCGTGATAAACAGCCCTAATTAGGTCAACGTCATCATCCCTGACCAAATCCATCATAAAGTCTCTGTTATTGCGAGAGATGTCCATGAATGGCATTGATTTTTCTTGTATGGTTCTTTGTAAAGACCTCACACCCGTATCTGATAAGAACAGAAGGTCTGTACCAATGTCCTGAACCGAGTCCCTTGCAATACACCCGATACCCTGTATTTGTTCTACAAGGGTCATTGTGGTGGGGTCGTCTGCGCCAGCGTAAATCGTTATGGAGTGCTTGCCAAAAAATATGATGTTGCCGTTAAACGATGCAATGGCGGTGACTTGATCCATCCCATAAACCCATACGGATTTAAGGTCTATTGAGCCGCCTGACTGACCATTATTGTCCCACGGGATCAAAAGGTCTGAGTAGTAAACCACCGTACCGTTAGTTGTCCAAGAACGACCATAGGCTACATGACACTCATTAGACTGTTGGAGTTGGCGGGTAGTCCATACCGCCGTACCGTCTGTTGTGGTATTCCCTACAGTGGTGTCCCATGTAGGTTCTGTGCCACCAGTAGTACCTGACGTCGTGCATTCAAAGTAAAGGTTGTTGTCTGAGGAAGCCCTGACTGCCGCTTTTAGCGCGTAGGCTGTGGTTGCTGCCCACGCATCATGTTCTAATAAGAGTTTGGTGAAGTTACCAGAATCGTCCTTAAAGATAGGATCGTGGCCTGACTGATAACCAATCACATTTCCGTTGAAGTTTTGAAACTTCCAGTTATCGTCAGTAATCGTTACCGAGCCGGTTTTCTCTGTTAAAGTTGATGTGCCTGAGTATAGTTTAGAGCTAGCTGCTGATATGATGACCGACGTACCCGATGCGTCCACCCACTCGAATAACTGCTCTACGTCAGGTGTTCCTGATATAGCTGATGAGTTAACCTGAACCCAGCCCTTTCTGGCTGCGATACGGCCTGTCTCGTCGATGACACAGTTATCAGCGTCAGTAGCCCAGTTCGAGTCTAACGTAGTGGCAGACTGTTGTTTGTTCAGACCATAGAAACCAGGAGCCTGTACAGAAATAGGCTGTAACTGATTCATACAACACGCCACATAAGGTCTTCTGCTGCCCTTCCACCGTCTTGTGCAATGGCGTCACTTAAAGCCTTCTGGTAGGCCATATCCGCTTCGTTGAAGTTAATCCCGCCATCCTCACCTCTTTCTGATACCGCCCTGGCGTATAAACCCAGCATAACGGGGTAATCAGGTACTAGAAGCTCTGTGGTGTCATCTGATAGGTCTGCTTGAGGCACTACACAGTCAAAGCGTAATGATTCTACTGCGTCTGGTGTGGGGTAAACATCAATCTGCATATCCCCACTTCCATCAACTCCACGTACACGATAGAACTCCGGAGAGTCGTTTACGTTATTCGTAGAAAGGTAGTTTTGGTAATTGATGTACTGCTGGTGAACCTGAGACATAAAGTTGTCGTCAGTGTCGTTGTAGGCTTGCTTAATCCTACCTCTCTTACCAAATCCCGTTAATGAATACTGGGATGTGGATGCTGCTGTAGTTACAGTTATGATTTGACGGAGGTTAGTCCAATCCCATGCGTCCTCTACTTCCCTCTTAACGTCGTTAAGGAAGTCTGAGAGCATGGTAGCGTATGTATCATTTGCTACTACGCTTACTTCGTTTTCTCTTAACTTTCTTAGGACTTGGTTGATTATCTGTAATCTGTTCATCGACTTCCTCGACTAATTCGTAACCATGATGTTGTAGCATGTGTTTTGTTTCTATATCTTTGAGCGTTATGATTACGCCGTTTCTCTTGCATCTCCACTTAGGCACGGCCTTTACCATAAAACGTAGAAGTACGCCCTGTTGTAGAGTGATCGGTTATGTTCCAGTGCTTACTTAGCTTATCAAGCCACCATTCGTGAGGCTGGATAGTCAGGTGGAGTTTCTCTCCAATGTGAGCGCCAAACTTATCCTCTGCCAAATGGATGTGTAAATAACAGTTGTCAGTGTCCATATTCTCTAGGACGGCATCTACATGCTCTGGTGGTATGTGTTCTAGTACGTCGCAAGAGTAAGCCCACTTCGCTGTGAATGGGGTTTCCCATAGACAGGCTTCAACAAAGTCAATATCGGTGTCAAGGGCGTTAGATGCGATGTCCACTCCCGTAACAAAGAAGCCTTCGTTCTCAAGTAGCTTTGTTGCCCTTCCGGTTCCACAGCCAAAATCGACCAGCGTTCCTCTTTCTGGGTTTCTTCGTAAAAAGTCTGAGATGACTAATTCTCCTGGAGAACAAATGCGATACCGCTTGTCTCCCCATGTTTTCTCGTATTTCTCTTTCTCTTGCTCTGTAGTAATCATTTATCATACCTGTCTTCAAATTCTTGTGGGGTTTCATCTAGGTGATGGTGGGGTAAGCCACCAATCCATACATGACCCACTTTGGTTGGGTTGGTCAGGTCTATCTTGTAAGGCTGATCTTGGAACTTAGCTCTTATGTCTTGCTCTGTTTTCAGTTCTTCTAAATCTGTCCATCTATCTACGTAGTCAGCGATAATCACTGGTACGTGAATCTTGTGTTTCTTTGCTATCCATAATCTTGAAGTTCCAACCCTTGAGAACGTACCCTCAGAGATGGAATTGCAAAATATAGGATTCCTGATGCCTTCCTTTAAGATTGATTCTTCAAGTTTAGAATAGAACTGATGTCTATCTTCTTGTTTTCTTATCCAATCCATAGGAGGCTTAACAGGACGGGAGCCGAAGCCCCCAATCCCATGCCCATAATGCTTGTTGGTCACCAGAACCCAATCGGAAATCAACCGTGGTTCAATAACCCCAAAGCGTATTACCAAGTAGGACGGCCTACCGCAACGCGTACTACACCCGTATTGAGTGAGTCTGCTGCAAATTCGCCTAAGTCGGCTTGAATCTGCATTGTTACTGTGTTGGCTGCTGATACGTAGAAAGTGGCGGCAACTTGATCTGTGCCGTCTGAAAAGTCTACGCTACAGCTACCACCAATAACCACGTCGCCGAGTGCTACGCCAGCAACAGTCATATCGAGTTCAAGAGAGTCGTTAAGTGCTACGGCGTCTTGATCTGAAATGGTTGCCTTTACGGTGTAGATTTCGCTGAATAAACCGCGAAACTGCTGTCCACCCTGGCTGGTTGTGTTTACTGTAATTGTGTTCGCCATTGTAAATTCTCCTTAAAGTGGGGGCATGACGCCCCCGTTAATTACCTATTAAGTAGAAGGTACGATGAAAGAAACGCCAGCGTTATCGCGGTACTCAGCAACGCCATACACACAGTCGGCTACCATCAGGTCGCCTAAGTGTTCTAGCTTGTTCTGAGTCTGTACACGAACGCCCTGTTGCTCTGCGTAAGCGACTGCATCTTTGTGGAACATATGGCCTGCACGATACATTGTGGAGAAGTCATCTGACGCGAAAGATGGGCAGTTGCTTGATACAAACACGTCCATACCGTAGATAGAACCTAGCTTACCAGTACGGATAGGGTTGTTACCGTCACCCAAGAAAGCCTGCTCTGTGAAGCGTGGAAGCGCCAGAAGATCAGATTTAGCAATAGGCGGGATAACAAGATAACGATTCATCATCGGTACGTCAGCGTTATCCAATTGGAGGATCATAGCGCGGATACCAGCATCAGTGATGTCACTACCGTTACCAGTAGTTGCATCATTAAACGCAGTAGTACCGTCACCACCGATCACGGCAGCTTCCCAGTTATTTGCACCAGCAGCAGTGCCGCCGTTAAGTGTTTCAAACTGTGCGTGAATGTCAGAATCAGCTTGTTTCGCTAGAGAGTAGCCGAAATCTTCTGTGATAGCTGAACGCATAGAGTTAAGCGCTTGTAGCTTAACAATGTCTTCAACCAACGCCGAGTTGTAGTAGTGCTTATCAAGCAAGATTGGAGTCGTACCGTGAGTTACTGCTTTTGGTGTGATCTCTGTATCTGCTGATTTAGCGGTTGCTGTTTGGCGAGAGTAATTAGGGACGTGGATTGTCAAATAAAATTAATTATCTAGACTGTATCTTACTCCGTAGAGCTTGTCTCAATCAGTCGTTGCGAGTCCTTAGTATTGTAAAACGAGAGCATTTGTTCTGCTTTGTGTTTCTTGAGCCTTAGGTGATTTACTAACTTACCTAAGAACTTTAGAGCAAATGACTTATCTCTGACGCCTAGATTCCTTTTCCACTCAGAACAGTTATCGTGGCTTCTATCGTGTATATAGCCGCCAAATGCTTTGTGTAGTAAATCTAATCCGACCCTATCGCCTTTGTGAGATATGGCGGTGACTTGAATTTTCTTGCCATATCCTGACGGGTGATTCTTAAATGTAAGAGTCCCATCTCCGTCGATATATCCAGCAGTCCACGCCCATGTAGGGTGTTTTTTGCTTTTTAGTGGTCTTGCGTCCTTTCTTGAAAGTTTAGATGACATCTTGAGGCGCTCTACCTCAAAATCACATAGAACCTCACCCTTGAGCCTAGTGTATATCTCAAAGAGATTATTCCAGTGAGTACCTTTGATTACCATGTGTTTGATCAGCCTAGGAATCAGCATGTTTAAGTCCCTTCTGGACTGAACTTGCCACTCATTTATTGGCGACCAATGCTTTCTCTGCCTCGATGTAACATTACCAAAACCAGTTATTTCTGGTAAAGATTTGATAAACTTACCATCTTTATCAATAGATTCTGCTGCACATAAGTGCAATATCATGCAAACAGTTGAGCCTTTTGAAGACTTGTTAAATCTAAATGATAGTGAGGCGTCTGCGTCACATAGTCCTGCTAGATACTTTATTAAACTTTCTTGTGCTTTTACATCTACCATTATGTAAACCCCTTATGTATGTACGGGTTATCTCAGGTTCTCTCGTGTTAGGTATAATACCTTCCACGTTATTTAGAGTCAATTACGCGACACTTTTATTTATCGCCTTTCTTGCCTTTGTGAGAAACCTTGCGAACAAGATTACCCATTACGAGGTTTGCCTTGTAATCAGCAATTACCTCGTTACTCCACAGCTCTGGAATATAATTCGCAGAGTGCGTGACTTGATAGTTTGTAGAACCGATAGCCATTTTTATTTACCTATAATTAGAATGTTTAACGAACGCGCTTATCAATATAAGCCTGATGAATCTCCGGCCACATGGCGTCGTACTTATCAGGATTGCGCACTTTGAGTTCGGCCAAGTCTGCTCTTGAGAAAATCTTATTTGCCGCTTTACCGCCAGCGCCTTCTGAGGCGACTTTGGTAATATCAGCCTTTGCCTTTTCTAGTCTTACATTGTCCTCTGCTTCTTGTTTAGAGGCTGAGGTGTGAGACTTCCATTCTGAAAACAGATAATCTGCCGAATCAACGTCGTAGTTGTTGGCGTCATTCAGCAGTCGTTGTCTTACAGGGTTGTCTGCTGCCCAGTTCTGGAATGATGGATCTTGATAAATATCCATAAAGTCTGGGTGCTTCGCTGTAAGGGTCGTAACTGCTGTCTGGTTCTGAATGTTTTGCAACTCTGACTGTAATTTTTTAAGCTCAGGGTTGCTCTGTAGGCTCTGGTTGATTGCTTCGGTTGGATTATCCAATAGCGAGTCTAGGTCTATGGGTGTTTCTTTCGAAGGTTTCTGGATGAACTCGTCTGTAGTCTTGCGAAGTTGTCCTAGCTCTTGAGCCTGTCGAGAGTTGAATCTCTCTAGCTCTTGATAGTTCTTAATGGCTGTGTCCCTGTCCCAATCGTCGTATCGGGTTTTAGGGGCTTCTGCCTTTACTTCTTCAACAACTTCTTGTTCGACTTCTTCTACTTGTTCTTCCACTTCTTCATTAACGATAATGTCGTCATTCATTGTAATTCCCTTCCTAATGGTTTAGGGTAAATAAAAATAGCACTGAGTTTGTGCTAGAGTTGAGTCAGGTTAGACGGATCGTCTTTCCCGTTAGCTGATTCGTGAGCTTTAACCCATTTCGCATGAGAATCATGGAAATCAGGATCAGACCCATCAAACATGGTCTGTACTGCACAAATCTTCAATCTGGTCATTTCTCCGCAGCGACACTCAGTAGGAGTGTTTCTGTCGTCGATTTTTACCAGGATTGTCTTGGTATGCCCGTTAGGGCAAATATGTTCATAAGTTGGCATCTGAGTTCTCCAGTATGGTGTCGTATGCCTCTTTCATTACTTTCTCGTGATTGAGTAAGAAATCTATTTCATCCAATCTCCCCTTCTGAAACTCTAGTGGGGCGTTATCGGATACATTCCTTACTGAATCATAGTGCTTTGCATGATCCTTGAGGTCTTCCATTAGGTGTTTCCAGCCGTCCGTGGCGTACATTTCAAACAGGTCTTCATAATACTTCTTATCTTCTGGACTCATTTGTCACCTATATGCTGTGATGGTCTTGAAGGTCTTGGACTAAGGCTTTTGCTTGCGTAAGGGTCATTCCTGTTCGTGCTACAAATGAGAATGAACCATGTTTAGCGTCTGAATCAGCAGAGTTATTATCACCGCCAATTGCTAGACGATGATTGTTAATCGCAATGTGTGATAAGTCTCTAGCCGATGTTCCTACTGTTGTCTGGTTGTAACCGAAGTGTAAAGTAGGTGTACCTGCTGCATCATAGAAACACCAGAAGGCATACTTCGTACCCGCTGAGAAACTGGCTAAAGTTCCTAGCGTTAGGGTAGTTGTGCCACCCGTGGTGCTGTATATCTTGAATACTAAATCCCCACCGCCTGTCGTAGTGAGTTCAACGTATGTCGAAGCTGTACCACCATAGAACCTTGCTAGGACTTTAGCGCCTGCTGAGTGATTATCTGGATCAATAACGTGTTCCCATAGCCACGGATCTGATAGGTCAACTTGAGGCGTTAAAGCCGTACCGTAATAACGGTTAGTCCCGCCCATATCCCATAAACCAGATGCGATAGTTGCGCCCGTGCCGTCTGTTCTTGGCAACAAAGTACCGATTGCTGGGTTAATCTCTGCGTTATCCGTATCGTCAATAGAATCCCATGCAACGGTTGAATCTGCTGCATACCACGCATCGCCCAATGAAACAGCTACATCAAAGAAGGTGCTTATTGTCCCGTTACTGGCTTCAATGTGTAAAGTCGTGGTAGAGGGTGCGCTCCAGTTTACATTTGAGTCATCTGCAACACGCAAAGACGTACCGGATATATCAAATACACCCGCTTCATTACCACCATAAATGGTGTAGGTTAACGATGCGTCAGAGAATGTATGGAAGGCATGTGGTAACGAGGCTGGATCGGTTGTCTGTTCAGCCAATTCGTCAGCATAGGTAATTTGGGTTAATGCATTAACACCACCGCCATGCGCCTTCATTCCTAAATATCGAACATCTGTATCGTCTGAATAACTATCTGCTAGCTTAAAGTTAGTCGTTGCACCAACATCAGAGAAGTAACAAAAGTGCTTCATACCTGCTGCTGCGTAGGTATCATACAGATAATCTAACGTAGCTATGTAGTCACTAGACAGGAAGTATGAATCCATCCACGTCTGCATCTCGTCTGTACGAGAATCCGCATAATGGTTGCCTGACTCATAAGCAATGACAGGCGTGTTATCAGCTTCAGCGTAATGATTGGCAATAATGTCGTACTTCTCAAAGATGTTGAAACGGTTACGAGTAGCCTGGTTAGCTTCGGTGTCGTAAGCATATTCACTAGATACCGAGGCTGTTGCTGTAAATGTTTGATTGATTCTCCATTGGTATCCGTCAGGGTCAACCATAATGAAAATCATTTCATAAGAGGTTGAATCAACTAACCCCGTGACTTGTGTGTGGCTATCATAAGTAGAGTTAGGGCTTGTGCTTACGACTGAATCATTAGCAATGTAACCTGTGCCTGTACCTGCAATCACTTCTGCATTTGTTGGTGTTGAACCGGATGCATAACAGCCAGAATAAACCGTTACCCCTGACACATTGACGTAGTGCTTAGGCGTGGCGACTGTTGTGGCAAGGTCAACGCCAACCATCCACATTTCACCCGTGAAATAAGGCGCGATAGCTACATAATCCGCCCTGCCTGAAACACCAGTAGCGTCGAATCTGTTGGTTGTGACTGATACTGTGGCAGACTGAGATGCCATGAGTTTCTTCACTCGCGCCGCACCCATTTCTGCTTCAAAGTCACCCCATATCGCTACACACTGAGTCCCGTAGTCTCCATCGAGATCGGCAGTCTTGCCCGCTTCTGTTGTGTCTGCGTATGTTAGATTTATTTGACCTGTAACAACCGGCGCAATATCAATACCATTTGATTCGTAAATCTGGAAGTTATCAGCGTCAATAACTTTAACTGTTCTTTCTGTGCCGAGTCTCATCTGGTAGTTAACAGCGATGTCTGCCTCACGGTTTTCGTAAGTAGACCAACAAACAATTCCATCGCCTTCTGAGAATGGATGACCTGTGTGCTGTATAGTGTCTGCCGCTGGTGTAACCGTGTTTGTGTACTTGGTAAAGTTGAGGTGCTTAATCCACCCCCTACCATCACCCCACGGATTGCCTGAGTTCCAGACTTCGTTTCCTAATTCAATCCAAACGCTTCTGTCTGAGTTTAGATTAGACTGGAATAATGTCGCACATGAAGTCCAGTATTCAGATGCTGATCTATGTGGTAAACAGATCCAAGGATCAACATTTAATCGGTTAGACAGGTCGATAACATCTTCCCACGGCATACAGTTAAGGGCTAAAGAATCACTAGCCCATAGGAAGTCGTGGTAAATAATATCGGTCGTGAGCATACGTTCTGACCATGTTTGCTCAATACTTTGTGATGCGGCTACCGTATCCATAAACCGCATGACAGTCATATTAAGACCGCCTAAGTAATCAAGCATGTCCTGATTCCAGCGATTACCACCGTCATAACTGGTTACATGATCTGGCAGGATAACAGCTGTGCTAGTGTTGGTTAGGCTTCCCTTACAGTGGAGGTATAGCGTGCCCGTACCAGAGTAAGTAAATGTTCTATCTGCTGTTGTTGTGCCGTAAGCAAGTAGACTTTGACTTCCCGTTGTTGTACCTACGCCTAGTTCGTGGCCACCTGGATTTCTAAGTGTGTAGTCACCTGCCGGAAGGCCGTCACCGCCTGGATCGGTTAGTTTGACTGTAAATTCGTCTGTTGATGTAGTGGCAACTAACGATCCGCGAGTATCGGTGAATGCATCCGACCCAACTCTCTGAACCCATCTTTGACCTTGTTTTAGAATGTTGGCGTAATGAACACCCCCATAAAAGGTCGATATACCCTGTAGGTTGACGTTAAGCGATAGATCGAACCCGGTTTCTGGGTCAAGAATGAGTCTACGCCTCATCCCTAAGTAATTTGCTATGCGTTGATTTTTAATCACTTGGGCTGCTCGCACACGCTGTTAATGCACCAGTGACAGTGAAGTCACCACCAGAGCCAGCATTTTGTTCAAACGTGCCGAACGCGTTAGGGAAGTAAACTCTGGGCTGTGTACCTGTTGGCGTAGATCCATCTGATCCTAAGTCAACCGGTTTTCCAGAAGCATCAATGAATTTCCTACGATTGGCCTCAACTGAAAGGTCTAAATATTCGTCAGTGAAGAAAAGCTCAGATATACATGCGTTTGTCTTTTGTGTGGCGTTAACTTTAGCTCCCACTGACCAATCAGCCCTTAGATACCCAATAGTATCGTCTGTACCCGTAGCGCCCGACACTTCTGCGGTGTCTCCGAAGTAAAGATGACCCGAACTACCTGTAGCCATGTCTATTGACGCCATTACACAAGTCCAGCCACTTGCATCTGTTAGCGCGTTTGTCGCTGTCATCGTGATTAGGTTGGTAGCCGCATCATTGTCCAAAATAACCGTTACTAGGTTAGATGCGTCCTTCATTACCTCAACACGAGCGCCTGTGTTGGTGAAAATAGTCTGCGCTGTTCCGTTGCCGCCGTTAAAATTGATCCAGAACGTCAAAAGGAACGGTTTAGCCGCTGCTATCCCTGTCAAGACTCCGCCACGCTTCATGTAATCATTCGTGCCATCAAACGTAGTCCCGCTAGCAGGATAACCGCTATCAGACGCGTCCAACAGCAGCCTTCGGCGCATACTTAGGTAATTAGCAGTCTTTTGATCTCTAATCACTGGCTTCGCATCTCATTCATTTTGTCAAATGCGGCTACTTCCCTGTCAAGTTGTTGGTCTAGCTCCTTAACAACAACCTCTCTTTCCTTTAGTAACAGTTCTTCTGCTTCGAGTTTCAACTTAGCCTCACGAGCCTGTGCGTCAACTTGTAGTCTCTGACCTTCAAGCTCTGCCCTGACCATTTGTGGGTCTGGTTGAGGCTCTGGTGGGTTCATTGACTGCTCTAGTTGCTGTTGGATGACTTGTAACGCCATAGCCTTATTTTCAAACGAACCATTCTCTACCACCGCCATGAGGAGCATGAAGTAGGATGGAGATCCGGGAGGGGTAGACTGCATTAAATTGGTTAATTGAGTCTGTTCGTATTCCCGAGCCATAATCCCCATCGTTGTACGGGGGATGAACTTATAGTCCCTAGCTTGGTACTTTTCAGGATAAAACTGAATATATCGCCAAATAGACTTCTCAATGAGTTTTGAGAGGTGATTACGTGAGATATTCTGCATTGTTCGTTTGTTACGTTTGATGACCTGTCCAGCCATCATCGACATACCACCCATAGTTGAATTGCGAGCGTTCATCGACGTAGGAGTGGCGGAATCGGTTTGCCCACCTGAAACTTGCACGAGTCTTTCTAAGTCACCAGAAGACTTGAAGATTGCAGGGTCAATACGTCCAAAATTGAACGGCATGAAGACGTCAGAAGGATTACCGTTGGTAGGAACCATTCGACCTGGTGTAACCTCTAAGCTCATGCCTCTAGGCAGACGAGTCGCGTCCACACCCATCATAGGGTGTACAGTCATCGCTAAACCGTCTATACGTGCCCTAAATTCGGCGTCTAAGCCCTTCTGAGGGTGGTAACACTTCTCTGC